TCCTCTTAAATATACCTACACAAAAGAACTGAAAGCTTCTTAGTGTAAAAGTTAAAGCACCCTTCAAAGTGCGTTTCTTGCCTGTTGCAAAATCAATGTATGTTTGAAATTCGTCATAATGCTCTTGAGCCTTGCCCTGAGCTATCTTTCCACGGCCCAAGTGTCTGTAGCCGCGCCTGATAGTTTCACCCCACCAGCGATTATGCAGCTTTCTCATACACCACACTTCAGCTTGCCTTAGTGTCTTGTAGTTGTAAGCTCCTGACGCAACTGCATGAGTAGCAATTACACAACTACCGTCACCTTTAGTTGTAGGTAAATCGCTTTTATCAGTTCCGCGAGTAGGGGGTCTAACACTTGTGCTAACAGTTGTATCTGTGTTTTTAAAACCTTTTGCATTAAATGTCCCAGTTTCAGGATCGTACAAATATCCAGCGGGTTCATTTGCCAGTACAGTTCCAAGACTAGGATTATTAAATTCGTTATTTACGCCGCCTATATCATAAGAAGCATCACCAATACCAAAAGGTTTTGATCCCTTGGCCGCTGCAATTCCTATATTTTGCAAATCACCAGCTATCAAATTTAAGTTGCCGGGAGTTTCACCAAAATAATCAGTAGCCCGGGCATTAGCGTCATATATTTTGTCGCCTACCATTATTTCCTCAACGGGTCTGAAATCTGGAATTCTGTTGTTTGGATCAAGAAACGGTTCATCATCACGCACACCACCGCCTGAGTTTGACAGGCCGGGAGCAACCCCATTGCTAATTGTACTTGGCATCATAGAGCCAGCGCTACCTGTAAATGGATCAATAAAAAAACTATCAATATATGAGGCTTGACCGGGACGATCTAACCTGAAATCTTCCATTGTTTGATTATACAAGGGCAGGGCTGAATATCCCCTTACACCATTAGCAAATGTAGTAGGGGCATCCATCCCACCAGAAATATTTGTTCCTGTAGTTGCGTCTAGTCCATATGAAGAGGCTAAATTGGCTGTATTAGAAAAAGCACTTTCTTGGGCAGGGGTAAATGCTGCAACTGTGGGGCCGTAACTTAAAGGAACTGGACCCGTGCGGCTTACCCGGTCAGCTTGGTTTAGATTTCTTATTGCAGCTTCCTCTAACCATTTTGGTATGGTAGTTTCAACAGACTTCCCGCCTTTACTCATTTTTTAAATCTCCTTAACATAGCTAGAGTGTAGAGGTTTCCAGCCATACTTTGATAAAGGTTTTTTCCAACCAAAACGCCCCGTCATACTTAGAGCGCTGCAACCTTGTCCTTGCGCCCAAGTTATCACACTCTCATGCATTTCCAGAATTTCTGTGAGATCACCCCCGCCTAAAAACACATTTAAAACTTTTTTCTTTGGATAAGTTATTATTTCTGTGACTAAACAACTTTTTTTATTTGGCCAGAGTTGCATGGACCCAGTGTATAGACCCTCATAAATGTCAATTATATCATGCGTGCCACCGCTATATTCTAAAGCGGCCTCAATGTACTTTTTGCACCTCATAAATTCTTCAGTGCCTAATAGGTTGTCAGTGCTATGCGTTTCCAAATTGCTGAACTTCCGTTATGTGAACCAGTGCAAATATAAATATAACTACTATCCCAAGCCACCATTCCCTCAACATCACCAGCCGATCCAACGCTAGAACTAGGAGTTGCTTGCTTCATAGCAACTTGTCTAAACGCTCCATCTGATGAAACCACTGGATAATTGTTTGCATCATCCCAAAGAAATATACCATTATCTGCTGGAATATCCCCTGCGCTTTTAAAAAATAATTTACCTAAGTTTCTTTGCAAAAACAGGTTAAGCTCTCGACCCCACTGCCTTATGTCGTTTCCGATGACTGGAGGCGTGACAGGCATTTAGCGTCTACCCCCTGCTTTAGTTTCTAGCCTCATAGTCCCAACACGCCAACGTGCTAACTGATCCCCCTCAACCCTCATTCTCATTTGCCTACCGCTAAATCTAACTGATGTTGGGTTGCTTGGGTTGAATGGCCCATGTGTTGTTTCTGTATCATTTGGGTGAAATCTTGTTTTAAATTTTAAATTAACATCACCTTGAGTTATTTCATCTGTGATGACTGAAGTAACCTTTGCTATTTGATCCCCTGCACCAATAGATATTGGGCCAGTCTCGCAAAATACAGAACCGCCATCATAATTTAAACCGCTTTCGTGTGAGTAAACAGTTACTGGATCTGTTACAATATTTGCAGTGCCCCCCATGCCCGAATGGTTGGTGCAGTAAAAGTACAAAGTTGGCGCTCCAGAAGCTACTGTTATTTGTGTATATGCTCCTGTTGTGCCAGGAGTTCCCACTACTGTCACACCAGTTGTATATTCAGAACCACCTCCATGCGTACCATTTGAAGTTGTAGAAAAACGGAAAGGGTGGTTACTATTTGAAGCATCAGACTGGTCGAAAATATAAGTATTACCAACTTTCAGACTAATTGTTGGCGCCGAACCAGAATAAGAAGAAATATAGTATTTATTGCCACCATCATTAGCAACAGTTACATTATATGTTATTGTTTCTGAAGCTTCCCCAAGCAAATAAGGTTGCCTAAATACACCCCTAGGGGTTCCACCTGTTCTTGAAAGATTTCCAATCAACCAATGATTTTCTAGCAAATCGTAGGCGACATAACGATCTATCTCTGTGCTATTTCCAGATGGATAAAACCACCATATTTCACTAAATTCTGTATTGCTGAAAGCCCAGATCTTACTTTGTTGGTTTGTATTTAAATCATCGAAAATATAATCGTGTACCTCGCAAGGAAGCTCTTTTACTGTGTTCCCATCAAATCTAAAAAAGCCCCTTTGACCCATCCAAAAAGCGCCCATATCAGTATCTACCGCTGACATTCTTGAAACAGCTCCGCAAGCTGTTCCAACCCTATCAAATCCATAGACATATGGCGTACCAATATATTTTGCACTGTGAGCGTCTAGGTCAGTTATTATAAGCGTTTGGCCTCTAGTTTTAATGCCTTGCATGATTTGCCCTGCGGTTTGCAGTTCTATGTCACCAGCCTCATTTGTAGCCGCTGGTGTCCACAAGGTATTATCTTCCTTGTCGCACCACTGTACTTTTCTAGGGTTTCCCCCTGCGCCTAGAGCAAAAATAAAACGTTCCTCAGTGACAACAAGGCCAAGATTGTTTGACGGTGAATTTGCAATAACAGCCGCTACGTTTGATGGGTTTAGCTGCCACTCTACTAAGTTTCCAGTATCGTAATGAACGCCAACTAAATATTCTCCCCAGTTATCTAATGACCATGATGTTGCTTCTGAATATGTGCCAGTGGATGGTCGGGTTGTGCCATAATAACCTGTTCCGTAAAAACCGCCACCATAACCAAGATTTAACGCAGCATCTTCACGACCAGTAGTCATTGAAGTTGGCGTTATGTCTGATACTGTTCCTGCACCAGTCATCACCTTAAGTTCGTCAAAACTACCCCCTGCAAAATAAGCCGTATTGCTATTTGTTTCCCATGCGTGTGCGCCCCTTATAGGATTTGTGCTAAATCCTGTTTTCTTTTCTTGCCATCCACCTATGGGCCTTAACGAGCCGTCACGCCAACGAACTAAACTACCGTCACGCCATCTATTGCTAGCGTCAAACTCTGTGCCGTTTCTGTAAAATCCAGCTTGTAATTTTAGTGGGACTAAAGGCATATTATTTTCATCCTTATTTCCAACTTGCTGCACACATTGTTATTGTTTGAGCTGTGGTGTCAGTAGTATTTGTATAAGTGTATGTAGTGTTTCCAATTGAAGCATTGGCGTTTATAGCAGAAACGTGAGAAGTCGCACTTTGCATTTGTTTATTAGATACACTGTCCGTATTAGTCCACGTTATAGTTCCATCGTTTGATACGGCAGTTAATACTGTTAATGCATTATACTGTTCATTTACCGTTATACTTGCAACATTATCAGAATTGGTATTTTGTGCTTTTAATGAAGTGTATGGGGTTATACTGGTATGACCTGTTATTTGATAAAAAGACATAGCTGATCTCCCACTCCCTCCAGTCCCTGCAATGGATACAGAGCCACTTAAGCTTGTCTGTATATAATAAATAGCTGTTTGCCACTTAAACTGTGGAACAGTACTAACTGGATGTAAGTCATGGTTTCTTATTGCCAACGTCATGGCAGTACCACCCAAAGTTACTCCAGTATTTTGTGTTATTCCTTGGATACCGGCCAATTCCATACAACCAACTATAAGCTTATTACTACCAGATGGTAATGTTATAGGCCCATTTGGAAATCCATCACCTGTTGTAAATCTTCTTGTTATAAAGGTAGCTGAGGGAGCAGAAGCAGAAGCACCATAATAATCTGAAAATGCAGTGTTGCTGTTATTAGCGCCAATTATAGCTTTTACATCTGTATCACTAACCTTGACCTGAGAACCAGTAGACCCACCAGCCTCAACATGAATTTGGTTAAGAGATATTTGACCGCTAGCGGGCAGCGTCATTTTTTAATTCCTTTATTTCTTCTTTAAGCTCTTTGATGGCTTCAATAAGCAAACCATGTAGCTGATCATATTGAACAGTTTTGTATGTTACGCCATCTTCACCATCAAAAACCAATGTATCGTCCGTAACGGCGCTAGGCAGTACGTTCTGTACTTCTTGGGCAATAACTCCAGCGGATTTTCTGTTATTTTTATTATAAGTAAATGTATAACCATTTAACTTTAAAACTTTATCCAAAGCATTGTCTATTTTTTGAATGTTATGCTTTAGACGTTGATCTGAGACTGTTGTTGAAAAGGCTACTACATCACCGTCAACGTGCAAGTCACCATCATTTTCAAGCCTCATCTCTTCGGCGTTTCCAGTCATAAATTCTATGTGTTGGCTAGCATCGTTGAAATGGATATGTTCGTGAGCATTTCCAACATAAACGTCTGTTGCCGCTGCTAACCTTTGATCTCCTGTTAAAGAAAAAGTCATATCATACGGATCTGAACTAGAACCAGTACTTGTATCCGTCCAAGATACATTAATTCCTGTACCACCAATAAAAAATAATTCTTTATTTTCATTTATTGTAAGTTCAGTAATCCCAGCTTTTAATTTAAAATTATTCATTGTCCCAGCAGAATTAAGTTGGGTTTGGATACTGCTTGTTACCCCGTCTAAATAACCTAATTCAGTAGCAGTAACCGCAGAAACAGCAACTTTTCCAGATCCGCTTGAAATTAACGCTCTGTTTGCGGTTAAATTTTCTGTGTCTATTGTTGTTGCGCCGCCAGTGATTGTGGATTGTTTGGAATTAAGCTGCGTTTGAATAGAACTTGTTACGCCATCTACAAAATTTAATTCGGCTGTGCTTGCTGTTAAACCATCAAGTTTGTCAAATTCTGCTGTTGTAACACCAGTTGCCTTTAAATCTTTTGCGTAGTTTAAATCTGTAAATGTACCAGAAAAACCGTCAAGTTTATTCAATTCTGCGGCAGTAGAGGTGACGTTAGTTCCATTGATTGTTAAGGTGGATAAGTTTGGGGCTATTGTTCCAGTTGTACCATTTACAGCATCCAGAATTGTTGTAAGAGCAAGGTTAGTTATGGACCCCCATTGGTCCTCATTTCCGCCCACGACTGCGGTGGTTATCGTAATAGCCATATTAATCTCCTGATTTAATAAACTTCTAACACGCTAGGCAGCGTTGTCCCAAGTTTCAGTGTTGATTGAAATATCAGTCCAGTTTTCTCCTAATATCGTTTGGCCAGTGTAAATTTTTTCTTCTAAATAAATTTCCATAAAAGGAAATCTTGCTTGCGGAACATTAAATGATCCAGAAGCTATTTCTAAAGATGCAAGTTTGTGATCTTGCCGAATGATTGTTGTGTTAATTGTGGGCGCTGCGCCAACAATATTATTAGAAAGTAAATTGTGAACCTGAGTGATTGCAGAATTTGCTATTGATGGCGCACCGCCAGTTACATCGTTCCCAGCAAGAAAATAAATAATATCTGCATCTGTGTTATCAACCACTGGAACGCCAGTTAAAATTTCTGGGCTGCTTAATGTGTGTACCTGGCTTATACCAGTTGATGGAACAGTAGGATTGCCAAGCGTAATGTTGGAAGTGCTAAACTTATGATCTTCAGTCAGATCAATATTTGGTAAGCTAACTGCGCCTGACGTTACATTATTAGTGGCAATGTCATGTATCTGCGTAACTGTTGTTAAATCAACAACAGGAAACCCAGATATTACATTGTTAGACGCAGGGACATGAATTTGAGTAATGCTAGTTGCTTCAACAGTAGGATTGCCAGAGTTTACGTCTGAAACACTAAAACCATTAACCTCTGTAATTGAAGCCGTTCCAACTCGAACGCTGCCAGTTAGCACATTAGGCGCAGAAAAACTTTCATCCTCAAACATTGTGAGAATAGGGGCAGGGGGTGGATTAGGCGTATATACACCTGATAAAGTGTGAACTTGTGTTATTGCACTACCGGCAACTGTTGGATTGCCAGTTGTAACATCATTAACTGTTAAGTTTATAACACCATCATCACCCGTATCAGCTAAAGGGCCAGCGGCTAATGGTGCAAAACCTAACATCGGTTAGGAAGCCTTTTTATCTGCGTTTTTACTTGCTTCAATCGTTGCAATGAGAGCGCTGGTAAAATGATCTAAAGCCGCTGTTTCTCTGTCAAGTTCAAATCTGATTTTTGCAACTCTGTCTTGGCAACTTTTGCATTGAGCAACTAAGTATTTTTGCTTGTCGTCAAAATCATCAGCATTAAATTCTTCACCGTTGATGTTGACTATGTTATCTGTGTTTTCTGTCATTTTATAATCCTTGCTCTGGGTTTGTAGGCCAATCTTCAGGATTTAAATTGGGCCAATTACTATGCGCTGGTAAATCTCTTAAAGCTTGCCTGTAATCTTTTTGCGCCTGTGTAGGGGTTCTATCAGACAAAGCCCACACATCAGTTTGCTGTAATTTATCGTTTCTTATATTTCTATTTTCTTCTGCGGTTTCTTCATCTGTAGGTCTACCCCAAGGGTACTGTTCATCAGCCGCTAAAACTTTAGCAAAAACTGTTTCAGTTCCTTCTGCTTGATTTACTTCAACGTGATCGAAATCACCATCTTCTCTTTTCTTCAAATATGTATAACTACCCATCCATAGCTCCTAAATTAAAAACTTTTGCACTAAAATTACCTAAAGCACCTGTATCCAAATATATTCCAACTTTATCTACTGCATTCAAATTTTCATTTTGAAAAATACTCATGTCTGCAAAATTTGCGTTAATTATCCCACTTGTATTTTGAATAGAATAAGTGCAAGAGGCATAACAATAACCCTGAGCTTCGCTTGCATCGTCCCCATTACCATTTATAGCAATGTGCATCATAAAGTTATGACGCTCACCATTAAAACTTGATATGTTAGCAGCACCATGAGGGGTATCAATTCTATTAAAACCATGATTACTAGCCGAATAATTTCCACCGCCATGAGAGGTTGTATTGTCTAACGCAACATAAAAACCAGAAATCGTAGCTCCACTGGTGTCTTTAAATGTAGCCCGTAATGTAGTTGACGTTTCGCTAGTAGTATTAAACGAAGCAGTAACGACTATAAAACCATAAGTGCCATCTGTAGCACCAGAAGCATTGGAAAGATCCAAATTGACACTTGTTATATTACTTGTATTCGAATTTGTGCCAAAACTTTCTATTGCGTTTTCTTTAAAATTTAAAGACATAATTTAATTTCCAAAAAAATTATAACAACGTATTCTGTGTTCATTTATATTTCCAGAATCCATTAAAATTGTAGCTCGTGTAATCTCGCCAAGTACTTCTATTTTCCCCATGCCTTTACTTGATGAAGCCGCCTGATTACTAAGTGAGGCAGTATGGTTGATGCTTCTGTAATGAAACATACAATCCTTAAAAGGATGGGAATAAACCATATCTAAAGAAATCCAAATTTGAAAAGTTATGTAATCACCATTATTATCAACCTTATCGCCGTTTATCTCAAAGTAATTTGAATTTCCGCTATTTCGTGAAAAACCACTATCCCCTTTTGCCCATGTTCTGTAATGACACTGTTGACCTAACGTTCCAGTGCTAGTTTTAAGCTGAACCCTTAAATAAGATACCGCAGAGGGCATAACTAACCCTTCAACAAGTACCATTCCAGCTTGATTTGTGTCAGCAATAGGAAAAGTTACAGAGCTAGACGGTGTTTTGCTTTGAATAAAATGAAAAGGTTTTGATCCATTTTCTGTAAATTCATGGGTTCCGATTGCCACTAATTCCCCCCCCATCCCCAAGACTTTAATCTTGCCCCCATCACACTCCCACTACTAAAAATAAACTCAAATCGATCACTTGTAGAGGATGTTGTAATCTGCGATACATTCCAACAAGGTAAGGTGTGAAAGTAATTTGGGTATTCTGGACTTACCCAAGAATATACCATTGTGTTTACTATTGGTGCGACAGTGCTTTCATTATTAACAATCCAAATTATTACATTGCATCTTTCCCCAGAAACGGCTGTAGATGCCTGATTATTTCCAGTGTAAAACCGACTAAGATTAAAATAAACAGAATTTGTAGCATTCGTTACCGTACTGTTATACGGACAATGAACGTAACTTTTTGATGTCGCATATGCATTAGAAGCTGACCTTAACCTTGCCCGAAATGTGTTGTTGCTGGCTGTGGATGAAAGGGTTCCAGATATACAAACAAAATTACTATTTGCTTCAGAAGGGTTATTTATATTTATACTTACCGAAGAGTAAGTAGTCCCAAAAGTTGAATTGAAAGTATCTAGGGGCTTCATTCCATATGCGCCAAACGATCTTGACATTAATTATTCCTAATTAAAGTTTTTAATTCTTCAATTTGATTTTGCTGTTCTTTAACAGCATTAACTAACAAAGCTATGGTTGCGCTATAGTCTAGTGTCTTTTCACCTTCTTCACCGCTTACCGCTTCTGGCAAAACTTTCTCTACATCTTGCGCTATAAGCCCTGCTTTGCGAGAGCCATCCTCTTTCATGTCGTAAGTATAGCCAGTAAGCGTTTGCACCTTACTTAACGCATCATCAACAACTTCTAAGTTTTCTTTTTTAGCTAAGTCTGATGTGGCAGTGAATTGTGTTGCAGTTGCTGTGCCTGTTATTGTGCATCCAGGGCTAGTAGTTTGTATTCGAGTTGCACCGTTATATCTTAACTCTGTGTATCCATTGCGTTCTATATAAATCATCCATTCGTTGTCGGTATCGTTGTAAATACCACAATTAGAATCACCATTTGACATAAACACCCAATCATCACGAATTGCGTACCCTGCCCAAGTAACACCACGATCATCGTCTACCTTAACAGTTCCGTAGTTGCCTGTTGCTATATCAAGATAGGCTGCACCCGGCGCACCACCTCCTGCGTCTTCCCACCTACTATTACCTGCACCATCTGATGTTAAAACTTGTCCATCAGTACCTGTACCTGAACCTGCATAGATACCACCAGAAAGGTAGAGGTCTTTATAACGGATTGACGGTAAACCTATATCTACTGTACCGTCTGAAGCGGCTCCGCTGTTGTTTGTAGGTATATAATATCCTTCGCCAAGACGTATCCCTATGTGATTTGCAGCAGTACTGTGCAAAAGTAAATCGTTTGATCCTCCTACCCCAATACTACCTATAGTTGTGTTGTTATTGCGGAGCTCAAGAATGCTACCTTCTGAAGATGTACGATTAAAAAAACCCACAACTTGATTAGCCGCAGTGCCTTTTACTTGACCTGTTGAACTTAACTCAGCACCTTGATTAGATAACCCTGTTGAAGTCTTACCCACAAGCAAGTTACCGCTACTATCGATACGCATACGCTCTGTGTTGCCGCCAGTAGAAAATAACATGTTTGATTGGCTTCGCAATGCAAAATCCCCTGCAGCACTACCACCTACCATTTGTCCAGAAGAGCTAACCGCTTGTATACCAGCTTTAAAGGTTGTACTTGCATCTCTAAAACGGATTACCATATTTGCTGCTACAGTTTCAACATCACCCTTAAATTGTATTGTACTACTGCTAATACGCATACGTTCTACATCATCAGTTTCAAACCGCATACTGTTGTCGCTATGAACATATCTAATTGACCCTGCATCATCATTCGCAGCATCACCAAAGTAAATACGTCCTGTTGTAGTAGATAGGATAGATAAACCAGTATCGCCTGTCTTTTCTATAACAAGATCATCTGCATCAGTACTTGCAGTGACAACAGAACTTCCTGCAACTTTTAAAGCACCAGTAACATTTACACCAGTTGCGGTAGTTGCAATACGAGGGGCGTTTGATGCGTGATATAATGTGACCGCTCCAGTAGAAGCATTACCTTCAAGGTATGTTGATGCACCATCGCTTGTAAGCAGCTGCATATTGTTACCTTGAATTTTCAGTTGACCTGTTGCGTCACTCTCTACAATTCTTGAATGTGTACCATCGTGATAAATCTGTAGATCATTATCGCCAAAGATAGCTTTGTCATTGTCAGCAAATTTTACGTCACCATTTGCCTCCTTTAAAACTAAATCTTCAGCCGCAGCGGTAATAAATACTTCAACATCAGAGCCAGATAAATTTAGAAGTGAGCCAGTTGAGCTTTCAGTAAGTGTGCGAGATAAAGTTGTGCCGCTACTAGTGTATGTACCAGTGCCAATTTCAAAAGCATCGCCATCTATAATTGTGTATCTGACAATATCACCATTGCTAATACCGCCATCAGCAAATGTTTGGAAACCAGTTATAGCACTACCCAAAACAATGGGTGAGGTTGTACCAGTTGTTGCTGTCGATACTTTTACTCGATTTGCTAAAACATTAGCCATCAGTTACTCCTAGCTTGGGTCTGGAATACCTACGTCTAATGCCTCTAACGAGAATGTGTTGCCAGATGTAACAGATTGGCTTGCTGTCAAAGAGCCAGTTACCAATAATCTACTGTTATTTGTATCTGTCAAAGAATAGTGAGTTGCGGTCCCTGTTCCCGTAACCGTTCCATCTGATATGGCCGACATAGTGACCTTTCGACCACCGCCTGTTCGATCCGCTGGTGCGCTAATTGTAACAGATGTGGAGTTGCCAAGAGTATGCGTAGAAGTGGCTTCTGCGTATGTCGTGCTTTCTTGTGATAGTATATCGACCCTTGTCGCCTCAGTATCAAGGACGGTCAATCCATTATCCAAAATTCTGTCTGCTATTGTTGCCATTTTAGTAACTCCTTATTTTCATTCTACGGCCAGACCCACCTGATCTAGCATTTTCACTTTGGTCATTAAGAGTTGCTACGGCTGACGCATAATAAGCGCCCCAAACACCTATTCTATTATCATCAGCTAAATAAGGAGCACTGTGCATTAAGCTCCCATAAAGCAAAATATCCGAGTGATATTGTAGCAACCAGTTAGTTGTGGTTTGTGAGTTTAATTGAGGTATTCGTGAGTAATAAAGAAGCTCTAATGTGTAAGCTTTATCTGGGCGGGGCAAAACCTCTATAGCCCCATCAATAATAGTATAATATTTTGGCTCTCCAGCCGCATTAGCTATTTCTGATCTCAAAGTTGAAATTTCAAAATTTCCAACAACCTCAAGCGGTTTAGTGTTGGCCGTATTAAGAGTTAATCTAATAGGTTCAATGAAATCATCAGGTAAAGAAGTAAATTGAGTATCTAAGATTGCTGTTGAGCGCCTTTCCATACGCCAATGGCGAACCTCACGGTTAACTTTAGTTTCAGCTAAAGAAATAAAATCAGGAATAATACTTGTTAAATCATCACGATTTAAAAAATCAGCAACGCTAGACTGTAGCTCTGTATAATTCGTTAACGCCATTTATCCTCTAACCGATTTTTTACCACGACAACCCCAAGCCTTACGCCGAACTTTAACCTTAGCTGTTTGTTTTTGGCCGCTTGATCTCGCACAGTAGTTATCACCCCGTTTTGTTCCTTTTGCTGAAGTGCGCTTATGCGTGCGCCCTTTACTATCCTTATAAGTTGTCCCGTTTGCATACTTAACGCTGGCCGGGACTTTTTTGCGTTTAGTCGGCATTACTTCTTTTTTTTCTTTGCTGGCCGTTTTTTGGCAGTCTTAGCCGCATTTTTAAAATCTTTTGCGCTAGGAGCTTTTGGATCTTTAGCGCTACGCATTTTCTCTCCGCTACCAGCTTTAATTCGTGCACGTTTTTTTTGGATATTTTTATAAAGTCCGGGTCGTTTAGCCATTAGCGTCCTACCTTTTTCATAGCTTTTGAGTGAGCATTTTTAAACGTAGATCCAGAAAGCATAAGCCGCGTCATTTCACGCATATGTTTAGAAGTATGATGTTGAGCGTGATTTTTCATTGCCGCTTTCTGTCTGGCAGTAAGGGCTTTTTTCTTAACGGCTTTAGTAGGCATTACTTTTTCTTAGTGCCTTTTTTCTTGCCGCCTTTTTTTGTAGATCCATACATAAAATAGCTCCTTTAATAACAAAATAAATCTTGCCATCAAATTAACACGACCAGGTAAAAATCACCTAAATTTCATGCAATTCCAGCTAAGTTCCTACGCAACTCACCACGCCACATTTTAAAGCTACCACTTTGAGCCGTTGCAGCATCAGAGGCCATGGAAAGGCAAAGCGCATCAGCTAAATCAGGGCTTCCAAGCCCCCTTTTCCTCAGCTCATCTTTACCCTCAGCTTTCATCTTGCCTGAACTGGTAAAACTATAACGTATGCTTGTAAGCTCAGATAAAAGCCGTTCATCTTTAGGTATTTTACAACCACGGCCCTCTAACCAAGCTTTTGTCTTAAACCATAATTCAGAACGTAAATTTAAATAGGTATCACCCATGCTTGGGCTTTCTGAAACATTAATGCCCCTAACAGGCAAACCCAACTCTAAACCACGATCCACGACACCGCTTCCAAGCCCAATCGAATCCACAAGAATTTCCCGAGGGCGCTGAGAAGGGGGTAAACCATTATATTCAGCCATAACCCGACCCGTAGTCTGCATCAAATCTAAACCACGCCAGCTCTTAATCTCAGTCACCACTGAACCACGCCGCTTACACAAAGCAGTTGCATCAGTACCATAGCGAGCCACATCCAATGACCACACTTCCTGAACCCCGTCAGTATCCTCAATATCCCTATGCTGAGCCGCTTCTACCAAATGAATAGGAATGATTGTGTCATCGTCACTCATAGGGAATTCACCCATGACCCTTACCCTATAGGCGTTACTCAGTTCCCCAAATCTTTCTTTCATTTCATCTACAAATTCATCAGAAACTAAAGGGCTTTCTATACAACTCCAAGTACGGGTCCACCAAGCATGAGATAAACGGTTGTGACTATCAAAAAACGTACCGCTTGACCGGGTAGGGTTGCTTAACATCAACGTAGTTGCATTGTGCCCACTCATACTACCAGCAGCGCTTTCAAATATTTTTTCTGCAATTCCAGAACTCTCGTCCACGACTAAAAGCACATTCTCACTATGCACACCCGCTAACGCTTCTGGCGTTTCTGGCCGGGCAGTCCTACAACTTATAAAAGCCTCAGCCGGGGCCGCTACTAACTCAACACGGTCACCCTTAACATTTAAAAGCTGTTGTAACTCTTGAGGAAGTTCGTTTATCCATCTACGCAATTCAGCATACATAGCATCAAAAAGCTGGCTTGAAGTAGGGGCCGTAACAACAATTTTACACGGGTACTTTAACAATAAAAACCACAACATGGCCCAACTTGCAGTAGTTGATTTACCTACCCCGTGCCCAGCTTTTACACTCATTTTCCTAGTGTTGTTAGCAACCGCCTCTAAAAACTCAATTTGATAATCAAATGGATCAGCCCCAAGCATTTCCCTAACAAACTTTACCGGGTCATTAGCGTAAGCCTCAACAAATTCTTCCATAAAATTTTTAGTCATTCTCAATAGCCTTTGTGCTATCACTAACAACTTTAATTTTACGCAAAGCATCTAAGTGCATATCACCAACAGAAAGTGTAACCTGAGTTTGATTAGCCTTAGCCCCATAACGGTTTTGGTTCCAAGACTGAGCTATAAACTTATGAACCGCTACTTCCTCTTTTGCTATTGCCACATCTATAGGGGAAATTTCAGCCGTTCTACTGCCTGGATCAGCTTGCTCACGCTCTAACTTACGGTCAGCCCGTAACCTCTTCATAATATCAAAACCAGCTTCAGCATGAGCGTCAGCCGCTTGCTCACGTACTTCATCTAACGCATCAGAATAAACCTCATGCTTGGTCAATAACGTGTGCATATAACCCCGGCTTATATCAAACTCTTTGGCTAACTTGGATATTGTACCACCAGACAAAATGTATTCCTGAAAGTATTGCTTGCCGCCCCGCTTTTCTAACTCAGCTAAGACTTTTCTTTTCATGGGTCTACCAGCCATTTTTTATAAAACTCCTTGTTAAATATAAATTAAACTATGGGGGGGCTTAGAGCCAAATTTTGATGGAGCGTGTGTGTGAAAACTAGCACAAGTACTACCCCTATGGTGGGGTGCCGGGGGGGGTTTTTTGGTCGTTTTCCGCACATTTTAACATAATTATTATGCCGCTTTTGAACCACGCTAAAT